CTGCGACTTATGATGCCGCCGCCATTGAGACTGCTCGTCAGGCCATGGTTGCCAAGCAAGCCGCTATTGAAGCTTGCACTACGCACGACCAGCTTGACGCTCTGTGAAGCTCAATCTTGGCTGTGGGTATAACAAGCTAGACGGCTACATCAATGTAGACCATGACCCTCTATGCAATCCTGATATGGTTGCAGACCTAGAGGGTACGCTCCCATTTGAAGACAGCACGGTTGATGAGATCGTGTTGTCTCATGTGCTTGAGCATCTTGGGCAGGATACCAAGACATATCTCAATATCTGGCGCGAGTTCTATCGTGTGCTAAAAGATGGTGGCAAGGTTCATATTGTCGTACCCCACCACAATCACGACAACTTCCACCATGACCCTACCCATGTTCGCAAAGTCACGCCTCTTGGGGTTGATATGTTTAGCCAAGAGAGAAACATGGAGACTATCCGCACTGGTGGTCAAGAGACTACGCTAGGGTTACAGGTAGGGATTGACATTGGGGTGACGGAAGTTGGCTACGATCTGACCCCTTGGTTTCAACAGCATATTGCAGGAAAACCACAGGATTGGGCAGAGCGTGAGTTGAATAAGTACAACAACACTTGTTTTCAGGTGAAAATAAATGCTCAAGCATTTAAACCACCAAGGAGCAAAAGATGAAGAGAATTTTAGTTATGGGGTTACCCGGGGCTGGCAAGACCACCCTAGCCCAGCAAATCCTTGACCACTTGCAAAACGAACGCAAGACTGTCATGTGGCTCAACGCCGATGATGTGCGCAAGAAGTTCAACGACTGGGACTTCTCCCACGAAGGTCGCATTCGCCAGAGCCTGCGTATGCGTGAGCTTGCTGACAGCTACGATGTGGATTATGTGATCTGCGACTTTGTTGCCCCTCTTGTTGAGATGCGTAACAACTTCAAAGCTGACTGGACTATCTGGGTTGACACCATTGACCAAGGTCGTTTTGAAGATACCAACAAGGTATTTATTCCTCCGAAAGAATATGACTTCAGGATCACCGAGCAGAAGTCTGAGCAATGGGGTGAGTTTGTTGCCGCGCACATCCTAGATGACCGCCGCAGACCAGTATTTGACTGGCAAAAAGAAACAGTTCAGATGCTTGGCAGATGGCAACCATGGCATCAAGGACACCGTAAGCTGTTTGAGAGGGCACTGGCTAAGACTGGTCAAGTAGTTATCCAGATCAGAGACTGTCAGGGCTGGAACGGCTCTAATCCGTTTGCCGCTAATCAGGTTAAAGAGTTTATTAGCCGTGATCTAGACCCTTTGTATCAAGGGCAGTACGAGGTTCAATTGGTTCCTAACGTTGTCAACATTACCTACGGGCGTGATGTTGGCTACAAGATTGAGCAGGAATCCTTTGACGATGCTACCCACGCCATCTCTGCAACCAAGATACGCAAAGAGATGGGAATTGAATAAGTACCATGTGCGCTTTAACACCAAGCACAACGGCTCTGACTTGGTGTGGCGTATATTTGAAAACGGTAGTGAACATCTTGCCTCTGATGTAAGAATCATTGGCGAGACTTTCACTGAATGCACTCACGAACACGGCGAAACCAAGTGGAACATAGCCTGCAAGGGCAGGTTGGTTTGGGTGGATAAAGTAGCTGTGATCGTGACGGACAAAGACTAATGACTATTGTCTTTACCAATGGATGCTTTGATGTGCTTCACCGTGGGCACGTTGAGTACCTTGAAAAGTCCAAAGAGTTGGGTAGCAAGCTGATTGTAGGTTTAAACTCAGATGCGTCTGTACGGGTACTTAAGCCCGGCAGACCCATCAACTCCCAAGATGACCGCATGGCTGTGTTGCTGGCGCTTCGTTGGGTAGATGAGGTCATCATCTTTGACGAGCCTACGCCCTTGCAGTTAATCCACAGATTAAAGCCTGACATCATCACAAAGGGTGGGGATTACAAACCTGAGCAGGTTGTTGGATTCACTTTAGTTAAGCGGGTAGTTATCATCCCGTTCCTAGACGGATATTCATCTACGAGGATTATCAATGCAACTCAAAGGAATAGTAAAAAAGGGATGGGGCTCGGAGCTAATCTGGGCCACCAATGACAAGTACTGCGGGAAGCTGATGACCTTTCGCAAGGGTGCTAAGTTCTCCATGCACTTTCACGCTGAAAAAGACGAGACTTGGCTAGTCCAAGGTGGTCTGTTTAAAGTTATCTGGATCGACACCAAAGATGCCAGCCGCCATGAGAAGGTTCTCAACATTGGGGACACATGGCACAACCCACCATTATTGCCACACCAGCTAGTCTGCCTAACAGCAGGTGTGATCTTGGAAGTCTCAACTGCTGACTCCGTGGAGGATAACTACCGAGTCGAAACAGGAGACAGCCAATGCGCATCCTAGTCATTGGTGATGGCTGTATCGACGAATACCGCTATGGTGAGATAAGAAGGGTAAACCCTGAGTCTACTGCGCCGCTTTTAAACTTTGAGAACAGCGAAGAGAAGATGGGCATGGCGTTTAACGTTGCTCAGAACCTCAAAGCGTTTGGGGCGGACGTTACGCTGTGTGTCAGTGAAGAGTTATCCCGCAAGATCCGCTACATTGATTGCAGAACAGGTGAACACCTTCTTCGGGTGGATCAGGACGTGGAAGCCCAACCGTACGACTTTAGCGTCCCCTTGGAACACTTTGATGCCATTGTGATCTCTGACTACAACAAGGGCTTTGTTTGGGCTAAGACGATCAAGGAGCTTAGGCACCAGTTCACGGGCGCCATCTACATGGACACCAAGAAGCGCGACTTGGCAGACTTCCCTGACATCTACATCAAGATCAACGAGCGTGAGCTGTTTGAGTCTACGTCCCTACCTGAGCCAGAGCATCTAATCGTCACTTATGGCTCAAAGGGCTGTGGCTACAGGGACAAGGTCTATCCTGCCAAGCCTATTGAGGTGGTGGACGTATGCGGTGCTGGTGACGTGTTCCTAGCGGCTATGGTGGTCAAACACTTAGAGACTGGTGACATGGGCATAGCCTTGCCGTTTGCCAACGAAAAAGCGGCAATATCTTGCCAAAGCATTGGAGCCGTATGCGTATTTTAATTACAGGTTACAAAGGCTTTATTGGGCAGAACATGGTCAAGGCTTTGTCTGAACACGAGCTAGACCTATGTGATTTGGGTGACGAGTATTCCCTTTATGGAATAGACCGTGTTATTCACCTTGGGGCGATCTCAGATACTCGCTGTGAAGACTGGTCAGCTCTGCGCAAGCAAAACGTGGGTTATTCGGTTACTTTGATGGAGCGGTGCCAGAAGTACGGCATACCTCTTCAGATTGCCTCTTCTGCATCGGTCTATGGCCCCCACAACACGACTTTCAAGGAAACTGACCTCGTAGCCCCAGCCAACCTCTACGCCAAGTCTAAGGCGTTTGTAGAGGGTTACTTTCACGACATGCGCCCAGAGTCGCCTGTGCAGATCTTTCGCTACTTTAATGTGTATGGCCCCCATGAGGATCACAAGGGTGATCAGGCTTCACCTTTCCATAAGTTTCGTGAGCAGGCTAAGACTGGGGTAATAAAGATCTTTGAAGGTAGTGATCAGTTTAAGAGGGACTTTATCCATGTGGATGAGGTCATTAACATTCACAAAAAGTTCTTCAAAATAGAGAAATCTGGCATTTGGAACGTGGGTACTGGAAAAGCAATATCATTTGCAGAAGTTGCCCACTTGGCAAGCACTGAAATACCAGCGAAAATAGAAACAATTCCGATGCCAGAAGACTTGAAGTTTGGCTATCAAAAGTTTACCCAAGCCGATTTAACCAAGATCAAGGCGACTTTGAAAAATGAGCGATGAAATTGATAAGAGGTTAGCTGTGCATGAAGCTGTCTGTTTAGAACGTTATAACAGTATAGATCGTTCTTTGCGCGATGGTGACAAGCGCATGACGAAGATTGAGTACTTGCTGTATGCGGTAATGATCTGCGTGTTGTTTGGCCCCGGCGTTGCTGGCGAGTTTGTCAAAAAGATTTTAGGTCTGTAGCTATGAGGGATCTGGTCGAAGCGTTTATCGTTGCGGCCTTTTTAGTTATCTTCATTATTTGGGGTACGTTCACCCTTGTATGGATTTGGGGTTAACCCATGAGTGATGAAAAACTAAACGCCAATTCAACGCTTGATAAAGTGTTGGGCTACGTAGATAGTCCATTTAAGCTATTTGCAATCCTTGTCATGGGGGTTATGGCTTTTGTTGGGTATATGTTTTGGCAAAACCAATCGTTCCTAATCTCTGCGTACCAAGAGCAAAAGCGGATGCCAAGCATCAACGAGGAAAGAGCAGACGATGCGGCTTCTGTACTGTTTAAACAAACAGACGCTAAGTTTGTGGCTATTTTTAAAGTCAACCCAATATTGGGCACTCGGATTCTGTACAGGCTGTATACAAAAGATGGGCGCAGTAAGGAGTTAGAAGGCTTGGACGTTGGTCTGTTTACCGCCAACCACGCAAACAACAATGATGTTGTAAAGCTAATGGCGGGGGATGTTCCTTGCAGTCAGTACCTACGCCCACAAAGTGAATTGGGCATTTGGTACATAGCGCAAGGAGTTAGTTATACCTGCCGAATATCTGTGCCCCCAGATCGTAGTCGGTTCATAGGGCAGATTACGGCAGGATGGTCTAGTCAACCTGACAACTTAGAACACATCATTTCAATGATGGAGATTTCAGCAACCATGCTAACTAAACGAGGTAACTAATGGCTCAGTTTGAACCAGCTTTTGAGCAAATGATTAGGGACGAGGGTGGCTACGTCCTCCATGAAGTCGCTGGCGACACTGGCGGGATGACCTACGCAGGCATCGCTCGTAACAAAAACCCACAGTGGAATGGCTGGGCGCTTGTGGACAAAAAAGAGTTTGGCGGGTCTCTTACGCCTATGGTGCGTGAGTTCTACCGCGTTGAATTTTGGGACAAGATGCGTGGCAACGAAATTTCAAACCAAGAGGTTGCCAACAGCATCTTTAACTTTGGGGTAAATGCTGGCATGGGCATGGCTGTAAAGCTTGCCCAGTTGGTTGTTGGGGCTACGCCTGACGGCGGAATAGGCGCCAAAACCATTGAAAAGCTCAACCAAGTCACGGATGGACAGCGGTTTAAAGAGTCCTACGCCTTGGCTAAGATTGCCCGTTACGTTGAAATTTGCAACAAAAACCCTGTACAGGTCAAGTTCCTCAAGGGTTGGATTAACCGCACATTGAAAGGTCTAGCATGAGCTTGCTGGCTGTAGGATCAATCATTGAAGCTGTGGGCAAGGTTGCTGGCGACCTGATCACCACTGACAAAGAAAAGATGGAGATGGAGATTGAGCAACGAAAGCTCGATCTTGAAGAGAAGCGCATAGACCAAGCTACAGACCTAGCTCAGATTGAGGTTAACAAGATCGAAGCGGCGTCCTCTAGCGTGTTTGTCAGCGGCTGGAGACCTGCTATCGGCTGGATCGGCGTTGCGGCTATGGGCTACCAGTTCTTGGCTTATCCGCTGTTTCAGTGGGCTTGGAAGTACTTGCAGGCTATGGGCTGGGTTCCAATAGGCATGGATCCTCCCCCAGTGCTCGAGGCTGACCAGCTTTGGGTCATCCTGTCAGGCATCTTAGGAATCGCTGGTATGCGTTCTTTTGAGAAGACTAAGGGTGTGGCAAGCAAGTAACCTTGTCACAAGTTAAAAGGCATACTAAAATGTCCCAACGAATCTACGAGGTGAACGCATGACGACCGCAAGTGTTATGACCTATGACAGTTTGGTCGAGAACATCCAATCTTATTTGGAGCGTAACGACACTTCCACGCTGGACAAGATCCCTCTGTTTATCATGCTGGCTGAGCAGGTAATTGCGTCTCAAATCAAGTTTTTGGGTAACCTGACCGTCAACACCAGCACCATGACCATTGGCGCTAACGTAATTGATAAGCCAGCTCGTTGGCACAAAACAGTATCGATGAACATTACCGTGGCTGGTGAGCGCCAGCCTGTATTCAATCGTAGGTATGAGTACCTGCGCGAGTATTGGCCTAACCCCGCCACCACAGAAGTCCCAAAGTACTACTGCGACTACGATTACACCCATTGGATGGTAGCGCCCACCCCTGCCGCGGCTTATGATTTTGAGGTGCTGTACTACGAACGTGTTCAGCCTTTAGACAGCTCTAACCAGACGAACTGGTTTACGATCTACGCCCCTCAAGCACTGCTGTACGGGTCTTTGCTTCAAGCCATGCCGTTCCTTAAGAACGACGAACGAGTGCCCTTGTGGCAGGGTCAGTACAAGCTGATCATGGACATCTTGACGGCTGAGGACAAGTTGCGTGTTGCAGATCGCCAAGCGGTCGCCAATGACAGTTAAGGACTAACATGAGCTACAACTCACCATTTACAGGCAACGTCATTCAACCGACGGACGTTTCTTATCGTTCGGTTACGCTGAGCGCTAACACCCAGTTACAGTGGCCCATCAACGGCAACGCTACGGACGACTATGCGGCTAGGATTATGGACGTCACGGCGTCTGCGGCTAACCTTAGCTTGTTCATGCCCCCAGCCAATCAAGCCTCTGTAGGTCAAGATGCTTTGATTCGCAACGTTGGAGCCAATACTTTTACGGTAAAAGACTTTGCTGGCGCTAACACGATCATCTCTGTTGCCGCTGGTCAGTCAAGGTATGTCTACATTACAGCCAATCCTACGGTTACAGGTACATGGAGCAACATTTCCTTTGGTACGGGGACATCTTCTGCTGACGCCTCTACCTTGGCTGGTTACGGATTGGTTGCAAGCGGTACAACATTAAACCAAAGCCACCCAGCTCAATCGGTTGTGACGGGTGGAACCTTTGCCACCACAGATCGCGCTCAGACCTTGGTTTGGTCTGGTGGAGCTGGTACTTACACTCTCCCCGCAACTTCTACC